ATGTGTTGTTATTTCTTTATGTGGAATTAGTGATATACTTAAATCTGATAACATTTCAATTGAACATTTTATAATCAAGCAACTTTATGAAATTTGTGCCATAAGACATATTATTAGTGATCTATCGAGCGATGATGTATATCAATTCATTCATCCTGATACAAGAGGTTGCTTATTTGATTTAAATGGTAAACGATCTGATATTCTTTACAATACTGAACAACCTATTATTTGTGAAGAGTGTAAAGGAAAATTTAAGAGCAAACAAATTCAAGCTGAAACAATTCACTTATTTGAACATGAATTAAAAAGGATAAGAAAGCCGTTTGCTTTAAGGATGGAGAGATGGATTAAAAGATATCCTCTTCTTTCTATTTTTATTAGTGCATTAACGGCAATAGCTCTAAATATTTTAGCCAATTTTATTTGGGAATGTTTATCCGAATAGAAAAAGAGTAGAAAACTCTTGTGTTTTCTACTCTTTTTCTATTTATAACTTTTTAATTTTGTGTTATAAAATATTCGTTACATCTAAACC